ATTCTGACTAACGACGAAAACGAATCAGTAGTTGCCATGATGCCTAGACAATGCATTACTGCAGGAACTATGATTGATGTTGGATCTAAAGTTTCTGTTTATAGTTTGTTCTCGAAATACAAAGAAACCAAAATTAACCATGAAAAGATCATCAGTTATGTAGAACCTAATGTTGATGTTCTAACCGATGTTGGTTACATCCATATTGATAGAATCAATAAAATGATTCCGATGTTGAAAGTCATAGTTAAGACTAAAGACTTTACCTTAGAATGTGCCGAGAATCATGTAATTATCGATCAGGATAATAATGAAGTCTTTGCAAAGGATTCTTTAGGAAAGATAGTTAAGACGGTTAAAGGTCTTCAAGAGGTGATTGAAGTTCAAGAATGTGGTTATAACGAGGACATGTATGATCTTGTTCTAAAAGAACATCATTTATACTTCACTAACGGTATTCTATCCCATAATAGTGGTAAGACAAGTACAACCGCTATTTTCTTAGCTTGGAAATATAACTTCGGCTTTAACTTCAATATTGGTATTCTGGCTAATAAGGGCGGAACAGCTCGAGAGTTCTTATCAAGTACTAAGGATATTCTGATAAATCTTCCTATGTGGATGCAAGTTGGAACTCAAATCTGGAATGTATCCGCAATTAAAAACGAAAATAATGTTAGAATCCTTACTGATGTTCCATCTGAAAATTCTTTCCGTGGTTTCACGTGTGCCATTCTTGTTGTAGACGAATGTGCGTGGATCAGGACGACTTTAATCGAACCTACACTGGATTCATTATTACCATCTCAAGGTGCTTTGGCATACAAGAAAAACATCTTCTTAAGTACTCCACATGGTTTGAATCACTTCAGTAATTGGGTTAATTCTGCTAAGAAACGTAAGATTTATAAAGAAAGAGATGCAGATGAAGACGTAATGATGCCTGATGGAACCAGATTAAAACTTTCTGAAGTTTATGAGAAGATTAACAATGGCGAACTTAAGATTGATCCGTCTGGTGATTATATTGATGGCATTGAAAAGATGGAGAGTAAAGATTGATAAACTTTAGCGAAATCAAAAACATTACTAAAAGGCCCGATGGAACTTTTGACGTTGCGTCTAAGAAAAGTTCTAATAACTATCGTTTCTTTGGTGTAGACTGGAGACGTATTCAAAGATTTGATCAAAAAGGTAATGTAATTGATCCTGAGATCTTTAAACAGCAAACCATTGAAAAGAATGGTATAGAATATTTCAATCAGAACTTTGCCTGTGTTAGTGGTGATACAGTAGTAAACGTTTATGACGGTAAAGAATACAAAATCACAATAGGTGAATTATGGAACAAGTCTAAAGAAACCATAAGTGACTTAAAGATCTTAACACAAAGTGGTTATTCAACATTTGCAGGTATAAGGCAAAGAACAAGAAAAACTTTAAAAGTTTCTTTTGAAACTGGTGATATAACTGTAACTCCTGATCATAAGTTTGTTGTGAATAATCAAGAAATTACAGCAAAAGATTTAAAAGTTGGAGACTTTTTACAAGGTACAAATGGTTTAGTTAAGGTGACGAGCATTACAAATGATAAAACTCAGAAAGTTTATGATGTTCTGGAAACAGAAGATCACACCTATGTAACAAATGACATTATATCACATAACTGTCAGTTCCTTGGTTCTTCCAGCACTTTAATCAACTCGAAGATTCTAGCACAGATGAACAGTGTCGATCCTGAGTATATTAGGGATAATAAATTAAAGGTCTTTGAAGAACCTAAGAAAGGCCACAGTTACATCATGGCTGTAGATCCAGCTAAAGATGGTATTGATGCTTTTGCTATTCATGTTATGGATGTCACCACAATCAACTTTGTAGAAGTAGCCTGTGCACAACTTCAAATTGATTATTTAAAGATGCCTGCTTGGTTAGATTCTTGGGGTAAGTGGTATAACTACGCATTCCTTATCATCGAGAACAATGAAGGTGCCGGGCAGAGTATTGCTGATATCATGTTCCGTGATTATGAATATGAAAATCTTTATTTTGATAAGCAACGTGCTCTAGGTACAAAGGCGATCAAACAAAAACCATATCCAGGTTTTAGAACCACATCTAAGACTCGTAAATTGATTCTTGATAACTTAAGAACATTTATTGAACAGGGTAAGTTAGAAGTAAGAAGTAAGGAAACAATAGAAGAGTTCTACCATTTCATCCTGATTGACGAGAAATATCAGGCTGACGATGGTTATCATGATGATATGATTATGTCCTTAGCAATAACCTTCGCCCCATTTTGTGAAACCAAAAACTTCGATGATCTCAAAGGCATGGTTGATGCTCTTTATAGCAAGGAACAGGCCTTCAACGAAAACAACTTTGACCAATTCATGACGATCGGTTTTGTAGACGAAAATGGTGACGAAGAATTCGAGGAGTTTAAATCCACAATAGATCCATGGAATCCTTGGGACGCCATGGATATAGATTAGTTCTTAGACATTAACTCAACTAAAGAATCGTCAACATCCTTGTTTGACTCCAGCCAGTTCTCGATGGTCTCTAACTCGAAGTACTCAGACTGTGACATCTTCTTCTTAGCCTTTAGCTTATTAAGGGCTTTTACGACCACATTAACCGCAATACCCTGCTCTGAGAACTCCTGCTTTAGAGCCTTAATATCCTGATCAATCTGTTTCTTTGAATTTAATAGATTTAATAAACGAGTAGCAAATGCAATGCAATTATCCTTTGCCTCATCAGTAATTTCGATATCCATCATACCCTGTGCTTTTGTAATTTCCATAATATTCTCCAAAATCAAATTTTAAAACATCTCTCGGATGTTTTAATATATTTTAAACTATTTTCCTTTAAAAATCAACTACTTTGTTAACTGATCAACAATCTTCTGCATTTCTGCCTCATTATCAAAGTAGAAATAACGGTAGTCAGTAGTAAAACCATTATTATGATCAATAGCGGTAGACATGTTAAACACGATATTTAATTTTTTGAAGTTAGCATACCAACTGGAAACATTATCCAGATTGATAATAGAATCGTTATGACGGATGAAGTTTAACTTCTTCGCCTTAGCCATAATTGCATCCAACATATCAATAGGGTCGTCAGTATTTGCATAGATGTAAGCTAACTTATGTTGTTTTTCACTATTAACAAACACTTCAGTTGCATGATCCATATTAAAGCAAACGCGATCGAAATCAACACTGATATTTGATACTCTTGCTAGGTTGACAAAACGATTTTCCTGAATTTCAAATGGTACGTACATAATTATTTCTCCATATTCTTAACATAATTTAAAAAGTTCTCGATCCATACCGGCATTAAACCATCATATTTGTAAGTGAACGCTAAGTCATGGCCAATATCCGGGTTTCCGGTTAGATATAATCTCATCTTTTGTAAAACTTCATGAGTCAAACCTTTAGAACGACTCTTAGCATTTATACGAATCTTGACCACCTTATCCAGATCATTTAGAGCCACAACAATATCTTGACCTCTTTGCATTTCGGAGATCATTAAACGATTAAAACCGGCCCATGTCTTTAGGATAGTGATATTGAGACCATTAAGTTCATGAGTGGAGCTTAAGCCCTTCTTGTAAATCATCTCCTCAAAATCCTGCTGACGAAGTCTACAGGTTTCCGTGATTTCTTCATAATCATTTAACTGATGCGTCTCGATGATTTCCTTAGCTAAAGTTAAAATATTATTACGATTCTCAATTTTTTGAGCATTGGTCTTTACCCAAAAGTAATCATTGAGATCCTGACTGGCCATAAAGCGAGGATCATCGGTTCTCCAGATATCATATACATCAATGATATCGAGAATGGGATCCAGATCCTTAACCTGATCGTGATACTTCTGCTGTAGAAGTTTAGTAGCACAAACTTTAGTATCATAAATCAGGTTAAGGTCGAACTGTTTAAAGAAGTCTTCAGCAGCCATGTGATGATCACAAAGAGTAACATTCTTGAAATGATCAATTAACTTATGTAAAATCTCTGGATTGCTCGTGAAGCTTACATCACTAATAAACAGATCCTGAGATTCTTCCTTTAACATCATTTCAAGAATTTCTTCCATATCGCCGTAGTTGGTATAGAAGTACTTTGAAGGTTTGAATACTTTTTCAAGTACTAGGACACTTCCAAGAGCATCCAAATCATTATGAGTCAATACTATCATTTAAGCTCCGTGTAATTTAAAGTTAAATTTACTAAAAGTCTCTCTGTCAACTATTTTGACATCCGTATTCCTGATCATAAAACCTTCGGCTTTTATTCTAGTATCGCCTAGGAAGGCCTCGTAATCAAGCATTAAATTATCATTAAGAGTATTATACAGCTCTGTTTTTAATTTTGCAAGAACTTTATAGTTAGAAATTCTAAGTTCAATGATCTTTCTTTCTTCACTTAAATCCCATAGGTACTTAGGGCCCTTGTCTTTGGCATATTCATTAAAAGCGTTAAAACTTAGGTCATCGATACCTTTGGCGTACTTCAGATTGACAAAAGACTTTAATAAAGGTTTTAGTCTTTCAAGCTTACGTGAAGTTTCCTTGTTATCAGTTAAGGTTAAGTTATGGGAAAATTCGAAGTTTCCAGTATATGATGTTGAAACACAAAATGCATTAACAAAGGTATCCTCTGAAATCATATTATTAAGATCACTTGTATACTTAGTATGGAAACAAATACCTGTTTCCTGATCCGTGTTAAAATGATAGGTGATGGAATTAGGTGTACAAATGTTATTATGATCCGTAAACAGAAGATCTCCCTGATAGAAGTATCCATCATTAGGGACGTTGATGTCCTTAATCTTCAGCAGGATTTCTTTTACATTAGGATCTATGTCAGGAAAGATCCAAAGATTTTTGGTTACGTTAAAATACTTTGGATCTTTATTAAAGAAAGATTTAGTACTTACGATCTTATCACCGTTGATATATCCAAAGACCACCGCCGGACTTCCGTCAATCTTTAGACTGATATCTTTAGGCGATAGGTTTCTAGTGATTTCCAAAGCATATTCTGCTTTGTCTTCCAGCGCTAAATCTTCGAGATGTGTTGCATGTTTCAAAACTATCATAACTAATCCTAAACTTACAATGAAATAACTATAAAGGCATCATCCTTAAAACTGTATTCGCGAACGGCATCCGCATTCTGGATACGCTGGCTAACTTTTTCAATACTATCATAAGTTACCCTGCGATTACTGTTTTTCTGACAGAATGTAATCTTACCGTGATTAGGAACTGTTCTGTCATGGATGAAAGACCAACTGTTAAGTAATTCCTTAACTAGCATATGTCCTCCGTTTTCTTTTTATTATATACGCTTTTGATAACTAAATCAAGCACCGTAATGTGTGTAAAAAGCACGCATATTCTTGTTTAAGAGTTCCTTAATTCTCTCAGAATCACCTGAAAAATAGACCTCTTCATCTTCTTTAGGGGTATATGCCTCAAAGATAGTAGAGGTGAAGGACTCTTTCTTCTGAAGGTCTAGAAATCTTAGTAACTCAGGATTATCCTCGCCGAATTCAGACTTCTGTACTATCAGAGGCGTAAAGACATTGTTGACTTCTTTAATTAAAATGAACATAGAACCTCCTAAAATGCCTTAGTCTTAGTCACCTGAAGATATGAAATCAAATCTTCAACTGAATATCCGGCTTGTAACCTCTCGTATAGAGATTTAAGAGTATCCCTAACCTTTTGATCACCCTTTAGAGATAAAATGACATTTTCCTGATCCTCTATACTTAGGTAGTAGAAATCTTTTAGAGCCTGAAGAAAATCACTGTCTAATATTCTAGGCAGTTCCTTTGTCTCTTTCTTAGGTTTAATAGGACTAACAACATCCTTTCTATATCCTAAGAATATTTCAGCACTCCTCTTTAACTCCTGATATTCACCAAATGAAAGGTAATTCTTCATGAATTTGTCACTTGATTCTGTATCATAGTCATAAGTGTCGTATTTGTTAACACGGATAACCAAAGAAACGATAATAGTACCAATTCCTAATCCTATCAGAGTACCCCATATTGCTAAACTCTCAGTAACAACAGACATAAAGATGAAGCAACCTGTTAGAATTAAGGCAGAAATAACTATCTTAGCATTTACAGACATAAAGTGTCGATATTTCACCACATCTATCATCTTAAATTTCAGTTGGTCAATTGTCATCTTCTAATCCTCTAACATATAATTGTACTTTCTGAAATCGGCACGTAAATAAATCCTTATTTCATCTGGAGTATTCACCCAATCTTCTACTACCTTAATCGTGCTGTCATTATACACTTTCCACAAGTTTGTAGGCAGAGTATAAGGGTCATTCACAAATTCTCGTAATACTCCTAGAGATATTTCAATCTTTCTCTTAGAGTCAATTAGAGTCACTTTCTTTTCAGCGAACTCATCGCAAAGATACAGACTTTCTAATAAAGTATGCAA